TCCCACACTTTAAGGCGTGGGTTAGAAGAGAGTACACGGTCAACCATGAGCGATACCACGGCGAGTTTTTACACGCTATGGTTATCGCCGTGACCACAATGCCGACAAGGTGCTTGAGCTTTCAGGTCATATTTACAGGCGCTGAAACTTACGACGATGACGAAGAACCAAACGTACACGGCGGGGCTATGTGGGCGCGGATGCCCATTACGGCGTTGGTTGCCGACACGCCCTTTGATGAGTGGCCTGAACCTATGCCTGTTTGGGCGGCGCAGCCTTGGGACTGTTCTTCTCATGACCACTCTGTTTATGTCTTAGACCGCGCAACACCGTGCCCTTGGCTTGCCAAGATTGATGGCGAGTTCTATCCCGCAAAGTATTATTTCACCGTTGATTACACCGAGAATGAAATAGCGGATGATCCAGCGCAGCACAAGCAGAGCCATGTTATGGAGCTTTTAGATGCTGGCAAGTGGACTGGAAATATTGTGGCTTTGCCAAATAATAGAGTAAGAGTGACGCACCCAGCGTGGTTCGAGACGGGCGAGGGCGCTCCAGACTTCAGACCAAGCCAGCATATCCATTACAGCAAAAGCGATTTAGACTACACTCTTGACGTAAATCAGGTTTTCGACAACCTATACGCAGGTAAAAAAGATGGCGGTAAGCGGAAGTAAAGACTTTGAGTTAGACGTAGCCGACTACGTTGAAGAGGCGTTTGAGCGTTGCGGCTTAGAACTTCGCACGGGGTATGACCTAAAGACGGCCAATCGATCCCTCAACCTGATGCTTGCAGAGTGGGCAAATCGTGGCTTGAATCAGTGGACGATCAACCAAAAGACGTTGGCGATGGTCAAAGACACGACCTCGTACACGGTTGACGCAACAAATCCAACCGCGACAATTGACGTTTTGGACGTGTTTATTCGTGAGACTTTAGGCGGTGTATCAACAGACGTGCCGCTATCTCGAATGTCTCGATCCGAGTACGCCAATCTTTCTACCAAAACAAGCACGGGGAAGCCTAACCAGTATTTCGTAGACAAGCAGATTAGCCCGACCATCACGGTTTGGCCTGCACCAGACCAGACATCCAAATACGATTTATATCTTAACGTGTTGAGCCGTATGGATGACGCGGATGCTGGGGCTAACACGCTACAAGTGCCTTTCCGATTTTACCCTTGCTTGGCAGCGGGGCTGGCTTATTACATAGCATTGAAAAAAGCGCCTGAAAAGGTGTCGATGCTGAAGCAAATTTACGAAGAAGAGTTTCAGCGAGCCTTGAGCCAAGACGAAGACCGAGCTTCCTTTAGAGTGGCCCCCGATCTTCGTGGGTACAACATAGCGTAATGGCTTACGCATCCAACAAACGTGCTTACGGCATCTGTGACATCACGGGCTTTCGCTATCGCCTAAAAGACATGAAGATGACGTGGGATGGTTTATTGGTAGGCCCAGATCAGTGGTCGCCAAAGCATCCTCAACTCATGCCAAAGCCATTCCCTGTTGATCCGCAGGCATTGCAGATCACGCGCCCTGATCAAGCGGCGGACGGCAACGACAACAACTTTTTCACCGTTTACACAAATGTTGGAAATGGTATTTTGGGTACAACTTTGCAAACTTTTGGAATAACCTGTAGTGTTGGCACCGTGGAGGTAACAACGTCATGAGCTTCACATTGGCAACGCTAAAATCGACTGTGCAAGATTACTTGCAGGTCAATGAGACTACGTTCAACAACAACCTGAATACGTTCATCAAAGAAGCTGAGAGCCGCATATTTAAGATGGTTCAGCTACCAGAGCAGCGAAAGAACGTGCAGGGTACGTTGACGGCAAGCAATCGTTTCTTGGCTACACCAAGCGACTACTTTGCTCCGTTTTCATTGGCGGTTATTGATAGCAACAACAAGTACCACTATTTGGATTTCAAGCATCCATCATTCATTAAGGAATACAGCCCTACCACGACAACGACTGGCAGGCCCAAGTATTACTCATTGTTTGACGAAACAGCCTTTGAGCTGTCGCCTGTACCAGATTCTGGTTATACCGCAGAGTTGCACTACCTGTTTAAGCCAGCGTCTTTGACGATTGGCGCGGACTCAGGTACGACAATCCTGTCTACGGATCACCCTGATCCCTTGCTTTACGGCACCTTGGTAGAGGCTGCTGTGTTCTTAAAAGAAGCTCCTGACGTGATAGCCAACTTCGAGGCTCGGTTCAAGGAAGGCGTCTCTCGGATGAAGAATCTGAGCGAAGGCCGTGGAACGCGAGACGAGTATCGATATGACTTATTGCGTACAGGGGTAACCTAATTGGAACCAATCAAAGAACTGGAAGGCAAGAAAATAGCAATTATCGGTCTGGGAGCCTCTCAGATCGATTATGTAATCGGAAAAGAAAACAGCGTTGAATGGGACGAGGTTTGGTTGATTAACTCAGCCTTGTCGGTTTTTGACTGTGATCGCGTGTTTATGCTCGATCCTGCCAGCCGCTTCCTTGACACCGAAGATGCAGGCAATCAAACCGAGGTGATGCGTAAGCTGCTACCCACGTTTGATAAACCGATTTATAGCTGCGAACTAGACGAGCGCGTACCAGCCTTGGTCGAATACCCGCTTGAAGAGGTCATTAAAGACCAACGCTGCGCTTACATGAATACTACTGTGGCTTATGCCTTAGCCTTTGCTGCGTGGAACAAAGTGGGCGAAGTCGATCTGTTTGGCATGGACTTCAGCTACAAAAACAACTTGCACTTCGCAGAGGCAGGTAGAGCCTGCCTTGAGTTCTGGATATGCAAGATGATTGCCATTGGCATCAAGGTTGGCGTAAGCCCAAGGTCTTCGTTGCTAGATCAGAACGTCGATATGCAAGACAGACTGTATGGCTACCATCGCCTGCCTAACCCGAAAATAGCAATGCCAAACCCAGAGGGTGAGTGGGTAGTCTGCAACCGCTCAGAGCTGGCGCAGATGGTTAAGAAGCACAAACTAGAGACGGTAGAGCTGCCGTCCTCGCCAGAACCGTATAAGGGGTAGTCATGTCACAGGGTGTTTTTCAGATGGGTCAGGTGATGGTTTCGACAACCGATAACCGTGGCCATGATGTAGAATTTTGGGCAAAAGAGACAACAAAGAAGATTTTAGGTATATCGGAAGAGGCTGAGCCGCACATTCGTTTGCAAGCTGAGGCTTTCCGCAATCAAGTTTATACTTTAATATTGATGGGGATGAAAAACGCTATAGCTTCTGACCGAGTTACGATTCGTGGTCTACTTGCGTCTCAGGGGCATGAAGACATGGCAAAAATAATCAAGGAGCTTTGATATGGCCATCACTTCCGCAATTCCTACCAGCTTCAAGCAAGAGCTTTTGGTTGGGACTCATAACTTTACAGCTACCAGTGGCAACGCTTTCAAGCTTGCGCTTTACACGTCTAGCGCGACCCTTGGCGCTGCTACTACAGCATTCACCACGACAGGACAAGCCAGCGGCACTAACTACACGTCTGGCGGCGCTACGGTTACATCAGTAACTCCAACGACTTCTGGCACGACTGCGGTGTGCGACTTTGCCGACCTTACATTTGGTACGGCTACTGTCACAGCTCGCGGCTGCATGATTTATAACGACACTCAGTCTGATAAGGCGTGTGCAGTAATTGATTTCGGTGGTGACAAAACCAGTACGGCTGGCGATTTTACTATCGTCTTCCCAAGCCCCACGGCTACTGGCGCGATCATTCGGTTGGCGTAATGGCCCATGCCGCTACAAACACTAGATTTTCAACCGGGCATCGACAAAGAGGGCACTGATTATTCGGCCAAAGGCGGCTGGGTAGACGGTAACCTCATAAGATTTAGAAAGGGTCGTGTCGAAAAAGTAGGTGGCTGGAAAAAGCTCGGCACCAATTATTACCTTGGTACGGGAAGAGCACTTCACTCTTGGATAAGCCTTGGCGGTGTTCGATACCTTGGTATCGGCTCGACGTTTAAGTATTACATCGAAGAGGGTAATGCTTACTACGACATCACCCCAATCAGGGTAACGACTTCGGCTGGCGATGTCACATTTGCCGCTGCTAACGGCTCTTCAACGATCACGGTGACAGACGCTTCTCACGGCGCAGTGACCAGCGACTTCGTGACGTTCAGCGGAGCGGTCAGCCTTGGCGGTAACGTGACAGCGGATGTTTTGAATCAGGAATATCAAATATCTCTAGTTACTGGCACAAACACCTACGAGATAACCGCGAAAGACACGTCTGGAGCGACAGTCACAGCTAACGCATCTGACAGCGGAAATGGCGGTTCAAGCGTGGTTGGTGCCTATCAAATCAATGTAGGGCTAGACACTTTCGTCAAATCCTCTGGCTGGGGCGTCGGCACTTGGAGTTCTGGTGGCTTTGGCTCCGCATCATCCATCAGCTCAGTAAACCAGCTACGTCTATGGGCGCATGACAACTATGGCGAGAACCTGATTATTAACCCTCGCGGCGCGGGTATCTATCGTTGGGTGGAAAACAACGGAACCAGTGTTAGGGCGCTTGAGCTTTCCGGCGTTAGTGGTGCCAATCTAGTGCCGACTGTGGCGCTTCAGGTGATCACGTCAGAAACAGACCGCCATTTGGTTGTTCTTGGCGCAGACCCGATCTCTGGCGGCAGCAGGACTGGTCTGGTTGACCCGATGCTTGTAGCCTTTTCGGATCAAGAAAATGATTTGGACTTTGAGCCAAGAGCTACCAACACAGCAGGCTCTTTACGGCTATCCTCTGGCTCTTTCATTGTCGGCGGCATCAAGTCTCGTCAAGAGATCCTGATTTTTACCGACACCAGCCTCTACAGCATGAACTTTATCGGGCCACCGCTTACCTTTGCGATCAACTTGATCAACGAGGGTTCTGGCCTGTTGTCGCCCAAGTCTGCCGTGAACGCACCAAACGGTGTGTTTTATGCCAGCAAGACAGGGTTTTATTTCTACAGCGGCTCAGTCAAGCGGCTGCCCTGCACCGTGCAAGAGTACGTCTTTGAAGACTTAGACTTATCGCAGGCGTTCAAGTGCCACATGGGTGTGAACACAGAGTTCAGCGAGATATGGTTCTTCTATCCAAGTCTTGCAGACGGCACTGGCGAGATCAGCCGATACGTCATTTACAACTATGAAGAAAACCACTGGTCAGTGGGAAGCTTGATTCGTTACGCATGGCTTGATGCAGGCATAGAGGATCTACCGTATGCCACTGCAACCAGCAGCTCTCAGCAATGCGTATTCGAGCACGAAAGTGGCTTTGATGACTACGAAGACGCGATGACTGGCGTGTTTATTGAAAGCGCCGACTTGGACATATCGTCTGGGGATTCGTTCACTTTCATAAAGCAGATTATCCCTGATATGAAGTTTGTCACTGAGTCTGGCGTGAGCGCAGATCCTGCGATGAACATTGTACTCAAGAGCAGGGATTATCCCGGCCAGAGCCTAGTAACTGATTCAACCACGCAAGTTACGCCAACAACCACGTTTAGCAATGTACGCACGAGGGCAAGGCAGGTAGCGTTTCGGTTTGAGAGCGACGATGACAACACGGCTGCTGATCAGAAGGGTTATAAATGGAGACTTGGTTCTACAAGAATCGACATCCAGCCTAGCGGCAAACGTGCATGAGCAGGCTTCTTCAGACCAGATTACCTTTTTCACAGGGCGATTCTGTTGACTCAGACACATTTAACCGACTGATTCGCATACTAGAGTTGAACCTTGGATCGGTTGATTTCACCATTTCGCCGCATTTTAACGCCGCTGAGATAAGCGAGCTTCAATTTGCAACGGGTAGTATAATCTTCAATACTACGAACCAAATACATCAAGCGTTTGACGGCACGAAGTTTAGAGACCTTTACAGCCATCAAACCCACCCAACTGGCCAAACAATTACCTCTGGTATTGGGGTCGTTACAGTGAGTACGCCATAATGGATGCAATGCTACAGAGTCGGATTCAAAGCTTAATTGGTGGCGAGATGCCAACGGGTGTTGAGCAATACGCAGAGGGCGGCGGGGTAGACAAGCCGGGGCCGTTTTCCAATTTTGAGCTTGATTTGGTTGAAGACCTTGAAGGCGCAGAAGCATCAATGGTGACGGACGAGGCGCTAGTCCCGCCAGACCGTGAAAGGCAAAGCTTAGAAACCGCGATCAACGACCTCATGATGGCGCGAGCTGGGGCCGAAGACGAGGGCGAAAGGCAATACATTGACGGCTTAATCGAAGCTTCAGAGGTGGGGTCGCAAGCGCCTATGGCTGATCTTGCTTTACAGCTCTCTGAAGCTGGTCGGGGCGGTGACGTGACTCTAGCTCACGTCAGGCCCGGCGAGATCGTTCTTCCGCCTGAATCGATGGATGACCCAGAGTTTGAGGCTGCGGTTGAAAGGCGGCTTTTAGAACTTGATATGGATCCGCAAGCGTCGGTTGTAGGCGCAGGTATTGCGAGCCTAAACCCAATCACTGGACTGGAAGAGTTTGGTTGGTTCAAAAAGACGTGGAAAAGCGTCAAGAAAGTAGTCAAGAAGGTAGTTAAGCCGATAGCGCAAGTCGCTCAGTTTATTCCCGGCCCTTGGCAAATTCCTGCCGCACTCATAGCCAAAGCGTCAACGATTTATGATGTTGCGAAAGGTCGAGCAAACCCTTTGATGCTTGCAACCGTGTTTTCTCCTCTACCGGGCAGTGATGCTGCTGGTCAGGCAGGAAAAGGCATTGGCTCTCT